CAAACGGAAGGCGCTCGCGGACACTGAGATCTCGGAGCTCGCGCTCGAGGAGGCTCGCGCCCTGGTCGTCCCGTTCACCATCGTCATCGAGGAGGTCGAGGATTGCTTTCTCCGAATCCGCTCGAAACTCCTCTCTATGAAAACACGTTACGCCGGACGCTGGGCTCGGATCTCGACGGCGCCAAAGATGAAGGCGGCAGTCGAGGCCGCGGTCTTCGAGATCCTCGATGAGCTCACCGACGTCGACGATCTCGCCGGAGTCGCTCGAAAGGGCCGAGGCGCATCGAAAACAATTCGGCCAGCGCCTGCGCAACGCCCTGCTGCACGCCGTCCGGCTAAAGCTAAGACGGCCTCCTAGCGAAACGCCCTCGGAATGGGCCGACGCAAACCGGATGCTCTCGTCCGAAAGCGCGGCCGAGGCCGGGAAGTGGCAAACCTCCCGCGTCCCCTGGACCCGCGAACCGATGGACGCCAGCGCCGACCCGGACTGTCGCGAGATCGTCCTCGAGTTCGCCTCGCAATGCGCGAAGACTGAGGTCCTCAACAACATCATCGGGCACCGGATCGACCGCGACCCGGCTCCGATGCTCGCAGTTTTTCCGACTGACAGAATGGGACAGGTCTGGTCGAAGGATCGGCTCGCCCCGATGCTCCGCGACACGCCGCCCCTCCGTAACATCGTCTACGACAAAACGAACACGACCAGGCGAGCGGCTTCGTCTGAGATCCTCGAGAAGAAATTCCCCGGCGGCGGTCTCGCGATCACCGGCGCAAACAGTGCGGCCGGGTTGGCGATGCGTCCGGTCCGCGATCTCTACGGCGACGAGGTCGATCGCTGGCCTGCAAGCGCCGGAGGCAAAGGCGGCGATGAAGGCGACCCGATGGTCCTCGCGGCAAAGAGGACGAGCAACTTCGACACCTCGCTCCAGACCTGGGTATCTTCACCCGGCACGCTGGGCCGGTCTCGGATCCATAAACGCTACGAGCAGACCGATCAAAACCGATGGCACTCGAAGTGCGTTCACTGCGATGTCGTTCAAATCCTGTCCTGGGAGAATGTCGACTTCAGACTCGACGGCCTCGAGAAGGAAGTCCTCGACCGACTCTCGAATGAAGAGCGCGCCGCACGGGCTCAATACAAGTGCCCCCACTGCGAGAAATATCTCACCGATGACGAGCGCCACGAGTCGGCGAACCGCGGCCACTACATTGCAAAATTTCCGAACGTCCGCGCCAAACGCGGCTATTGGGTGAACGCTCTTTGCAGCCCCTGGCTCTCGATGGCCGAGCTCGTCGAGGAATGGCTCGACGCTCAGGGCGACCCGATGCTTCTACAGGTCTTCGTTACGACCCGGCTCGCCGAGCTGTGGGACGAAGGCTCAGACCGAATCGACGCCGAGATTCTGCTCGACAAGGTCGAGAACTATCCGAAGGCCGGGATCCCGAACGGGATCCTAATGGTCACTGCGGGCTGTGACGTTCAAAAGAACTCGATCGAGGTCTCGCTCTATGGCTGGGGACTCTCGAATGAATGCTGGGCGCTCGAGCATCACGTCTTAAGCGCCGACCCGGCCGAGCTCCTCGAGGGCAAAGAGCTCACCGCCCTCGACGACCTGGTCCTCGATTCCAAATTCACGCGAGAAGATGGCGTCGTCCTCCCCGTCGCGGCGACCTGCATCGACTCCGGCGGTCTGTATTACGAAGAGGTTCTAGCCTTCGCCCGCAAGCGCCGCTCGAAGCGGGTCTATGCAATTCGCGGCCGAGGCGGGCAACACGTCCCGCTCTGGCCTCTCAAAGGCGCGACCAAGATCAAAGCAAAGAAGCGAGGCGGAGCAGGTCGCGGCGAGCTCTACATTCTCGGCGTCGACCCAGGCAAAACCGCCTTGCACTACTCGCTCAGAAAGAAGCGCCCGGTCGACTGGCAACCCGGCGAGCCGGCCCCCGGTTTCATTCACTTTCCGACCCGCCCCGAATTCGACGAGGAGTTCTTCGCGCAGATCGCAGGCGAATCGCCTCGGCCTCGCAAGGTAAAGGGCCGACTCTCCGTCGAATGGATCCAAGATTATCCCCGCGTGGAGGCCTGCGACTGTTGGGTCTACGCCCGCGCCGCCGTCGCGTCTCGCATGGTCAACTGGTCAAAGCTCCTCGCTCGTCGAGACAACCAGGCCGCCGGCATTGCTTCAGATGAAGACCTGCCCAGTGCCGACCGTCCGCCGAGCTCTTCGCCCGACGACGACGATCCGGACGACACGCCTACACCGCTAAAGCGGAAGGCGAAGCGCAAAGCGCCGCGAAGACTTCCCCGCAAGCGCGGCGGCTTCGCGACAAACTATTAGGAGCACCCCGCCGATGGCGATCACGATCCCGACGACGGCCCCCCGCTCCGCGAGATACATGGAGCGGGTGACCTGGACTCGGACGCTCACCGACTACACCGCCGCCGACTCCTGGTCGGTCTCGGTCGATCTATCGGGTCCGGAAGCGACGGACGGATTCAGCGTCGCGGCAACCGATGCGGGCCTCGGTCTCTGGACCTTCCTATTCGAAACGACGGACAAAGCGATCGGCGAATATACGTGGCAAGTATGGGCAACGAAGACCGGCGCCGCCCGCACGATGATCGAGTCCGGCGTCTTCGATCTACTCCCCGGCAACCTCGAGGGCGCGACAAATCGAGACTCGTCGACCCACGTCTCGCGAATGCTCGCGCTGATTCAGGCTCGGCTCGAAGGTCGCCTCGAACTCGACTCCGAAACCTACTCAGTGAGCGGCCGATCTCTTTCACGTATCCCGATGGCAGACCTCGAGATGATGGAGCGGCGATTCTCGCGCCGCCGTCGATCCGAACTCGCCGCAATCTCGCGGGGACTTCTGCCAGGTAAACGCCGGATCGTCGCGAGGTTCACATGATTCGAGACCTCTTCGGGCTCGATACGGAAACCAAATCAACGCGGACGCCGAGCTCGAGCTCCCCGCGACTGCGCCCGGCCTTCGGTCCGCGCCGTCGCAACTGGGACCCGGTCGAAGGCGGTCGCCTCTTTGGAAACTTCGGCGCGTCGAAGTCCTCCGCCGACGAGGAATTGAAGAACCGAATCGAAGGTGAGCGAAGCCGAGCTCGCCAGCTCGAACGCGAAAACCCCTGGGCCGTTCGATACTTCGACCTCTGGGTTCAGAATGTGCTCGGCGATGCCGGGATCCGCCTGGTCCCGCGAGTCTTCGACGAACTCCCAGACGGCAAGATCAAACCGGACCGCGACGCGAACCTCCGCATTCGTCGCGGCTGGGCAGAATGGGGCAAGCGCGGAACCCCTACGGTCTGCGGCCGGCACTCCTGGGAAACCGCCCTCCAGCTCCTCGCCGTCAGTTACAAGCGCGACGGAGAGTCGTTACTTCGATTTCATCGCGGCGGCGACTTCGGATCGTTTGGTTTTCAGGTTGAGCTGATCGAGGGCGACCGACTATCGCTCGGCCTCAACAGGATCAATCCAGACACCGGCCTCGAGATCCGCATGGGGATCGAGCGCAACAAGTGGGACCGCCCGGTCGCCTATTGGATTCACGACCGGCACCCCGGCGCCGCGAAGAGTCAGCTCCAAGTCGACCGGACCTATCGCATTCCGGCGGCGGAGATCGTCCACCTATACGACGCGAAACGGATCGACCAGTCGCGAGGGCTCCCCGCTCTCGAGGCGGGCATGGGACGGCTGCAACAACTCGGCGGCTATGAAGAGGCCGAGCTCGTCGCGGCTCGCGCCGGCGCCTCTAAAATGGGGTTCATCACCTCGGGCGATGGCGCCGAATACGAAGGCGAAGCGGACGCCGACTACGATGCCTCCGAGATCTCGGAGTCGTTCACGCCCGGCACGATCGACCAGCTCGGCGCCGGCCAAGAGTTCCAAGCCTGGGACCCAACGCACCCGAACTCTGCGTTCGGCGACTTCGTCAAAAACTCGCTCCGCGCATTCTTCGCAGTCGGCGGCGCCAGCTATAACGCCGGCGCGAACGATCTCGAGGGCGTCAACTTCTCAAGCCTCCGCGACGGCAAACTGACCGAGCGCGACAAGTGGCGGCTAGAGCAAGAGCTAATCATAGACATCGTCTGTCGCCCGGTCTTCGAAAACTGGCTTCCGACCGCGATCATATCGGGCAAGCTCGAGGGCCTTCCGTTTCAAAAACTCGATAAGTTCCTCGAGCATCGCTGGCAGGGTCGACGGTGGGAATGGGTCGACCCGGCGAAGGAAGCCAAGGGCCATCAAATCCAGCTCGAAAACCGGACGACCACGGTCTCGCGAATCCTAGAGAGTCAAGGCCGCGATCTCCGCGATCACCTTGAAGAGCTCCGCCTCGAGATCGACCTGGCTGAAGAGTTCGAGCTTGAGGACCTGCTCCCATATAAGGCGCCGACTGACTCGCCGCCGCCGACTCCGAACCCAGGGCCACCGGCCCCGGACGAAGACGAGCCGGAAGACCTCGAGGAAGACGATGAAAACTAAGCGCCTCGCGAGAAATCAGAAGACCGTCAAGCTCGGACTCCAGACTCGCTCATTCGTTATCGAAGAACGGGCACACGGGAGCGACGACGACGGCGAGATCGTCGAGTTCAGCTTCTCAAGCGAGACACCCTATGAGCGCCACTTCGGGCTCGAGATCCTCGGCCACAAAAAGACCGAG